CTACCCACTCGATCCACTCGTCGAGTTCTTCGTCGTAATACCAGACATTACCGTCTTCGTCTTCGAATGATAGCTCGTCGTCCTCTTCTTCTTCAGCGCACCAACCGCAGTCTTCTTGCAACGCAATGAACTCTTGCAATAAAGCGATCTTGTTGAAGTCGTCGGTTTCGATAACGACTTTCTCTTCCCAGCCCAATGAAATTTCTATCTTGTACATACAAATCCTTTTAAGTGACATTGATAATTTGACCTCTGAATTCAACTTGCCCCTCGTCCCACACTTGAACGATCTCTGGCATAAGCAGTTTCCCCTCAGAAAATGACAGAATTACGAAACCAGAACGGTGATTTATGGGATTGTCCTCACCGTAAGCAAATTGCGGTCCATAGGGATGCGCCAGCGTACCAGTATCAACCCCATAGCGGTTGCCGTTGTAGTCTGCGTAAGGTGTCACTTTAAGACTGTGCAAGTGACCCGTGACGATGGTCTTGCCAGCACCGACTGTATTGTTGTGGGTTGCGTGTACACCGCCCTTGTAGCGGTGCTTGATCACCACATCTGGAGTCGCCCAGACCGACATAGCAAACTCCCAAGCTGGGAAATGATCCTCTAACTTAAACCCATAGGTTTTGGCAAACTCTGGAGCATTGGCTGCCAGACGAGCATTAAACCTTGCGTCGTGGTTTCCCCAAGTCCAGATTAACTTGCAGTTGTGCCGTGCTTGTTTCGCTGTTTCCTCGATCTCTCCCATGAACCCTTGACAAGCCTTCAGCTCCTCAATAAGAGTTGGCATCTTTGGACCAATGCCAGATGATGGGTGACGGCTAATAGTTGCACCGTCTAACGCATCTCCGTTAGACACCACAACTGACGGCTTAAACTCTTTAATCGCCCATAAAAGACCTTTAAAGGCAGTCGTGCGTATATTTGGAAAGAAGTGCGCGTCGCTAAATACTATGACTTGCCCATTCAATATGCCAAGTTCTTTGCGTTCATACGCAGTTTGAGGTTTTGGCGGTCTTCCATTTGGATTCTTGGCTTCCATTAACAGACCATATTTGGTCTCTAAATTAACCCTACGCCTCTGAAGAGTTCGTATATTACCCCCTATGATTTTGTGTACGGCAGCAATAGATTGGTGTGTTTTCCACAGCTCTATAAATTCAGCGTCAGAAATATTAGGTGTTTGGGGCATAACTATTCCAGTTTGAGTCGCCAATACGAAGTGTGTGCTGTCATCCAAGGCACGCTTGGATCAAACATTTTGAAACCACACGCAATAAGTGAATTTGCAGAGGCTGGGTTGTCGTAGGTGCTGGTGACAATCCAGTTCATTTTGAGAGCTTTCGCTTGTCTGATGCGCACCCGAATAAACTTTTTCTGTAACCCTTGTCCACGATGATCAGGTACAACGCCAGCGCGTATAAGATTACAGCAATCAGACCAGCGAGAAGAATGAACAAGACCTGCGAAACCAATATCCACGCCATCCTTAACAGCAATCCACCAATATCCAGAAGTCGTGTCATAAGGTTTATCAAAAGGTAGGCACTTTCTTTGAAGTACAGACAATCTCATCTGTACCGAATCGAGTCGAATATCAACGCGCTTTATCTGCATGGTGTGTATTAGATGCTGACAAGATTAAATATTTGTGACCTAATTGACAAACAAATCAATAGGTTATGATAATTTGCTCTTCTTAAACAAGAGGTGAAAAATGGATCAAGAAAAACTCGATGCAGCTTTTTCGGAGTTGGACTATGAAGACGACTTAGAAATTAAGGTCTTAATATCTCAAACAGAGGTTGAGCATTTAAAGTCAGAAAACAATGAGTTAAGAAAATTGCTAACTGAATATGACTTGCGCTTACGCCATTATGTAGAGTTAATTGCAAAAATTCACATGACAACCATCACATGACTGACAATGTAAATAAACCCAAGCACTACAACAGCCATCCATCTGGTGTCGAGGTGATCCGCATCACAGAACACATGAACTTTTGCTTAGGCAATGTCATCAAGTATGTGCTGCGTGCAGACCACAAGAATGATGCAATAGAAGACTTGAAGAAAGCGTGTTGGTACTTAGACCGTGAAATATCTAGGCGCGAGCAATGAGATCAAGCAGACTACCTAAACTTATCGCCCTGATCACGCAAAAGGGATACACATCAGTCGAGCTGGCTGAACTTGTCCATTGCACGCTCAGGTCTAGCAGAGACATGATCCAAAAGCTCAGGGAAGAAGGCAGAGTCCATGTCCAGTCGTGGCGTAAGACCAGCGTGACGCAATGGTCTGCCGTGTACCGCTACGGCATTGGAGTCGATGCATCTAAGCCTGAGCCTGTGAGCAGTAGAGTAAGACTACATAAGCACAGAACCAAAGAAGATGCCGACACCAAGGAAAGAAGATTAGCCAAGCAGAGACAGCTCAAACGCAAGGTCAAACGCGACCCGTTAACTGCTGCTTTTTATGGATCAGCGTCCTAAAAGTCCACCAGAGATATTGGGTGCATAGCTTCCAGCAGTTATTGCAGCAGCCGAAGGCAGTACGCGTTGTGCTGTGCCAAATAACTGCGCTACACGGTCTTGCAGCATCTTGATGCCACCCTGATCGTTGAGTGCATTCATCACAAACTTAGGGTCTTCTGACACCAAGACTTTAGCAACCTGTAATCTTTGTTCGTCTGTCAGGTTAGGAGAAGACTTAGCCAAGGCTTTTCTCGCCAAGGAGACATAACTTCCAATGTTGCCAGACAGAGCGCCAGCAACCTCTTCGGTTGAGATGTTCATGCCGATGCGGTTCTGGTTGAATATGGTCGGTGCTGTGGACGATCCACCAAGGATTGCAGTTGCAGCCTTTTGAGACTGAGATGCACGACCTACGGTTGCAAGCATACTGTCCAGCTCGTCTTGCGGGAATATGGTACGCAGAATCTGACCTTCTTTAGACGCTGGATCGTCAATCTTTTGCATTATGGTCTTACCAGCACCAAGGCTTGACTTGTTGCGTAGTGCATCCATAACGCCAGCTCTAAAAGCCTTGGCAGCACCTGTACTCTTGTTTGCTAGGTTCTCGAAGTCGTATGCAATCTCGTCAGCGCTCTTTGTAAATACCTTGCGACCTGCATCAAACGACTCAGACGCTAAACGGTTATTCGCAAATGTCTGGCGTGCAGTCTTCAAAGCCAAAGATGCTGTATCAATCTCACCACGAAGTGCATTCTCGGCTGCACCTAAGTTCTTTCCGACCTCACCGTAGCCACCAGTAAACGCAGCATTTTTTGCGGATGCCACGCCACGACGAATGATCTCCATGTCTTCCAATGTCGGGGTACGACTCCAGTTGACATCACCTGCTGGCGTAACAGTCCAGAATGGCTTTTTACCAGTCGCTGACTGATAGGCATCATTGATCGCTTTGCCAGCCTCTGGAGTGCGTTTTAATGCGTCTGAGGCAGCGTCTAGCATTGGCTTATTGATAACACCGCCCATGCGATAAGCACCCGTGTACAGATCGCTCTCCAACTTACCCAACTCTTGCTCGCCTAAACGGTAAGACCTCAAAACATTGGCGTCTAAATCTCCAGCAAGTCCTGCTTGCAGTTCACCCATTGCTTGATTGCGAAGGGCTGGAGGACGACGGGTCAATGCTTCCTTGAGTGCAGTTGCAGCGCTACCACCGCCACGCGCAAAGGCACGCACAGCATCTTGTAGCGTTGCGTTCTCTGCCATGATCTCACCACGAGAAATTCTCTGGACGATCTCGTCGGCACTCAGACCTGACTCAGTAGCCAGTTTATTGATCTCGGTCTCGACGACCTTAGCGCCACGATCACCAACACGACGACGGGTTGCGTCGATCACGCCATTGATCAAAGCACCACCAGCCTTTATGACTTGCTGTGCCACAGGAGCAACAAAAGCGCCTCCGACAGTTCCAACACCACCAGCTTGAGCACGAGATACTAGATCGCCTTCAGCGCTGGCTGCACCAGTAATACCGCCTTGCAGTCCACCCATACCCATTAGTTTTAAGAGCTGTGGACCAGCGCTAACAGTTCCAGCAGCTACAGAACCACCACCAGTAAACGGTGCAAGTGCTACGGCTGGTGCTAACGAGCCAGTAACTTCATAGCCAAGTGCTTCTTTTGGATAAGCAGTTTTGTATGCGCTGAGTTTTCCGCGAATAGCAGACAGCTCGTCTTCGTACTTTGTTCCTTTGAGCTGAGACTGGACTAGGGCTTCTGCCTCGTCAGCAGTACCCATAGTCGCACCCTGAGCGAATTGCCTAATGCGTTGCGTCTCAGGTTTTGGAAGCAAAGCAATGGCAGCAGCCATTTGCTCGCGTGTCATCCCGTCTGGTAGTTCTACTGAACCGTACCCTTCAACATTTACGGTTGTCATTACTTGTAACTCCAAGTTTTGGTTTTGGGGTCAAATGTCAATACAGTTCCAGCAGCAGCAGGTGCTGTATTTGCTCTTAAATTCTCTTGAAACGCTTTCTTAGATGTCAATTCTTCTGGCAATGCATACTTCTGGAATGTTGAATCAATCACTGACTGAGGTGCATACTGTCTCAATAATCCAGACTTGCGATCTGCTTGGCGGTTGTATGTCTCAATCGCAACCTTTGCGGAAGAGCGTGCCAAGTTAGCAAGATCAAGCCTTGCTTGCTCACTACCGACACCACCAGCAACGATCTTGTCCAAGAATCCCTGCATACGGTCAGCCATACCCTGCATCTGTGCAGCAGCGTTAGCCTCACCCTGCATAACAGCAGAGTTAGGATCAAGAGCCTTGATAGACTTGATCAAGACACCATAATCAGAAATACCGCCTTCACCAGTAGTTACCAAGTCTTTGACGATGTTGTAACTAGACAAGATGCTCTCGACTGGTGTTCTGTACTTGGTGTCCCAATCCTGTACCGCAGTCATAATCTGCTCAGGCTTCAATGCTGGAGCCATGCCACCACGGTATGTAGGTAAACCACCAGCAGTAGGAGCACCAGCAGTTGACACAGGTACTGTTCCACTTGCCTCAACTCGGTTTTGAGTAGCTTTAGGAACTATGCCAAGTGGATTGTTCATGTCCATTAACTGCTTGCCACCAGAAGGTGTCTCAATGTACTGGTAGTCAGGACGATAAACAATCTTTGTCTCACCGCTAGGTAACTTATATGCAAGCGTTGTTGGCGGTAAACCTAAACCAGCAAGTTCTGAATCAGTTAACTGGTTAGCTCTTTGACCAGCAGCCTTAAATGCTTCACCGATAGCCTCAGTTGGTTTCATTAAGGGCAGAATTCTTCTTTGCTCTGGAGTAAGACCAGCAAACATCCCACCGCCACCTTGAGGAGGTTGAGCACCCATAGGCATTGCAGTTGGTGCAGAGCCAGCAGGAGGCACACCACCAGCACCCATAGGCATTGCTGGAATACCGTCTTGACCTGCAATAGCTGGCGTACCACCTTCAGCACGAAGAGCATTGAGATAGGCTTGCATTCTGGCTTGCTCTAATGCACCTTCTTGTAACTTCTGGCGTGTTAATAAATTTTGCACAGCGCCTTGCTGTGCCTGACCGTATGCTTGCTGACCTGCTTGCAAAGCACCGCCAAGTGCCTGACCTAAAGAGATCGGTTGACGGCTTGGACCGCCAGCCTGTAAGAGTGCAGATGCTGCTTGCAACATTGACTGCTGCTGAATATTACTTTGTTGTTCTGGCGTGAGATAGTCTTCTAGACCAGTACCGCCCTGACCAAAGAGTAAACCGCCAAAGTCTGTTAATGCCATCATTTACTCCTTACATGAAACCAAGCAAACCACCAATGCCAGCACCATAGCCAGCATACTCAGGATTAGCAGTTCCACCTATTAACTTACCTAATGTTGCGCCACCAAGAGCACCGCCTAAAGCAGATGCTGTAGTATTTTTATAGATTGGAGTTGTGGTGCTTCCACCAATATTTGCAGGTTGCAAGCCCAATGCGCCTTGCGCCACATTCAAACGCTCTAGACCTAAGTTGCGTTGTGCATCGAGTTTCTGCTGTTCGTATTGCTGCATCATTTGTTGTTGTGACAAACCAAGGTTTTGAGCCTGAGCAAAGCCAGTATTGCGCAGTTGAGCAACGGCATTGGTTGCATTGCGTAATGCTGCCTCATCAACCAGCGATCTAGTTACTCCTTGGCGTGAACCACCAAAAGCTCTAGCTGCTGTGGCTGCTGCACCTTCAGCAGATATTTGACCTTGGCGAGCACGCTCGATGTCTCCAAGAGTTCCTTGGATAACGCTTTGCTCGTAAGGGTTCATGTACTGCTGAACCATGCCAAGGTTGTAGTCAGCGTATGGTGCAAACTGCTTTGCACCTAAGCCAGCAGCAGTTGCTCTGGCTTCCTCTAGGTTGCGTAGATACGCTGCCTTGATGTCTGGGTCAACGCTAGTCGTTGCTGTACTTGATGTTGGTGTACTTCCACCCAAAGCCTTTGCTGCTGTTAAACCTAAACCTGCTGCTGTCAATGCGTTTTGTGGACTAGCCGTAGCCCAATTAAGAGCACTACCAATCAAGTTTGAGCCACCAGTAGTTGCAGGT